ACGAAGTTGACTAAGGATAAAGTCAGGGTATTTCAAGCTTCTCCTATTGAACTGCAATTGGCTGTCCGAAAGTATTTTTTGCCTATAATGCGGTTTTTATCGATGCACCCAAAATTATCGGAGTGTGCTGTGGGCATCAATGCACAAGGCCCGGAATGGCATGAGTTGTCTGAACACATCATGCAACACGGACGGAATCGCATTTTTGCTGGCGATCATTCAAAGTACGATTTGGAAATGAAACCCAGTGAAATGTTTTTGGCATTTAAAGCTGTTATGGAGTTGGCTCAAGAGTGTGATTATACTCCGGTCGATTTGAAGATAATGGAGGGGATAGCAACGGAAATTTGTTACCCCACTATGTCCTATGATGGCACTTTAGTTCAATTAAATGGTTCCAACCCTTCAGGTCAAAATCTCACTGTTTATATAAATTGCATCGTTAATTCGTTTTTGATGCGGTGTGTGTACTTTCGAAGGTACAAAACTTCCACATTACCTTTTCGTACGAATGTTGCTTTGATGACATATGGAGATGATGTAGTAGGTTCTGTAGCAGAAGCAGCGGACGACTTTAACATTGTAACCACGATCGAAGAGTTGGGACGTGTTGGGAAAAAATTTACAATGCCTGATAAGGAGTCCTTGCCTGTGAAATTTCTCACTATAGATTCTGTGGATTTTTTGAAACGCAGATTCCGCTTTGAGAAGGAAGTAGGTATGTATTTTGCCCCACTTGATGAGATGTCCATTTTAAAATCTCTACATTCCGTTATTCAAACATCTGCTTTGTCCAGAGAAGAGTTAGCAGGGTGCAATATGGATGGTGCGCTTCGCGAATGGTTTTTCCACGGTGAGGATGTTTATGAACGCAACAGATCAAAATTGCTACTAGTAGCTTCCAAGTGTGGGATAGAACACCACTGTGCAGAATTGCACGTCAAATATGCAGAGCGTATGGATCTGTGGAAGCAAAAGTATATAGAGCAGACTGCTCAAGCTTTTGTTTCGAATTAGTGTCCGACTACACTTTAAAATAGTCAGCCCGAATCCCATCGGGTTATGTGATATTTGTTAAAAAGGG